GCTGGAACCGTCATCAAATCCACCGCTGGACACGTAGGCGTCCTCTGCCTCGAAGTCCCACGAAGTCGAGGCAACGTCGTCAGCAGGAATGTCGCGTGACATGCCCGTAACGACAACGTTTTCGAGCGTCCACGTGCGGGGCAAGTTGCCCCCGCCACCACCGTCAGAAGGCTTCTCCTCCTTGACGGTCATGGTGACGCGCTTCGGCTCGCCTGCTTGCTTGTATCCATTCGTAACCTGATTATCGCCGTTCGCGTAGAACAGCTTGGCTCGAATCTTGTCCTGTGCGCCATCGTACTCGAAGGAGCCGGAGTAACGGAGGCCGGTTGTTGCGATCGCAGCACGCATGCTTTGATCTGTCTGCACGTCTGTCGTGTTGACTTCGATGTCAAACGTGACGTTCGTGACAGCAATCTCGTCACCCGAACTGTTCGGGATCTTGATAACCGCGCTCTGTCCGGTAACCCGGCTCGTGTGTTCTGGTGCAGTCATATTATGTCACCTTATGTGTTGATCGTGATGCTGACATCGACACGCTTTACGATGCCGTACGGCGTGATGCCAAGGTCGATGCCAACAGTATCAGTGTCCACTTCGTAGACATCCACGAAGTAGTTGTCAGTGATGAGCCGGTCCTCGTTCAGACCCTTGAGTTCCGACTGAATCGTCGTCTGAACCGTCTCACGGGTTCGCTCGTCATTGATACGACCGATGATGGAGTCACCGACCGTCTTGGCGATAAGAATCGCCTGATCGACGATACGACGACGCCAGTAGTCACGGACCCAGTCTTCCTCTGTGGACGTGGACAGGTTGTCTGCGATCTCGATCGAACCACCCTGCGGTGGCTGACGGATCGGTAGCACCTGTGCGTCACGGAAGTCCTGTGCCTCGGACTTGCTGATCTTCTGGTCGAGATCGTCTACAGTGAGGTTGTCACCGTAGATCGACCCACCCGGTCCGAGGGATGCGCCTGCCATGTAGCCTGAGAGAGCACCAGTAACGGTGACCTTGGACTCGTCCTTGCGAGCAGGTGCGTGCAGGAACAGTGCATCGTTGTCGATGCTGTCCGAGTAGGCACCCGTGTCGTAGTAGGCACCACCATCGGACTGATTGCCGTTCGGCTGTGCAGCCTGCACACCCATAGCGAGTTTGTACTCGCCACGGAGCGTGTTCACGGAACCAGAGAGGTTGGTTGCTTCATCTTCCTGCTCGAATAGTTGGGCGATGATGCCCGTTTCCTCGTCGCCGAGAACTGTCTCGGCTTCGGCACGAGCAGACTCCACGTCGGGGTAGTCGTACTCCACGTCGAAGTCAGAGTCCGTAGACTCGACCTCTACCTCGCCCGTGATGGGGTTGATGTAGGCCGTACCGTCGCTCCCGTCGTTCGTGGGCGGACTGTCGTAGCGGAACTCAACGCCGAGTTCCGTTGAACCACTATCAGTAACAGTGATCGTACTTGCGTCTTCAATAATCGGTGCGTTATCGAGGGTGAAGGACGTGCTCGTCTTGTTTTCAGGACCTGCGTCCTGAACGTCTGCCATGACGCCGTAGAGGAAGTTGATGTTGGCACCGTTCGCCAGAGCGTCCTTCATCTGCTCTGCGAGTTCGCTACCATCACCGAACTTCCGGTCAGCGTCAAGTCGGGAAGCGATCTGCGTGGCCGTGTTGACCGACGCATCTCCGTTAGACTGATCGCCAACCCCGACGAGCACGAGCTTCTGCTCACGACCGATAGCTACGCCTGTGATAGCGCCACCAGCGGTCGTGACCTTCACGCCCGGAAAGTCGCCGTAAGTTGTTGTGCTTGCCATAGTTGTAATGTTGTATTAATGTCAATTGTCGAAGTCTGCTGCCGATTCTACGTTGGGAGTGGCGTCAAATTCGATGAGTGCGCCGTCTCCCTCGAAGTTTCCGTCGGAGGGCGTTACAACGTTGGCAACGTAGTCCTCCGCACCATACTCCACTGCGGTGTTGATTGTCTCGTGGAACCAGACCTCACCCGACTGTCGCCACCGACGAAGTGCTGGTGTCATCGACAGGTCGTTCCTGACCCCACCGTCGCCCATTGTGAAGCGTTCAACTTCATTGAGCGTTGTTGCGGGGTCATCGGGGTCAGGCAGTGGATTGCCACGCTGGTTCGTGTCGTACTGATAGAGTGCGTACCTGACTGCCTCGCCGATCTCGTGTGGATCGTACTGACCGCCTTCTGCGGTCCATACATCGATCTGGAAGGGCATTTCGAACTTGGACTCGTAGATGTACCCAATGTCGTTGCCCTGATCGTCTGTTGCGTGTCCGACGAGTTCTGTGTTGTGTGGGGACGAGCGAATCACGTCGTTGGTCGTCACCTCGACGATTGGTGGACGAAGGTTTGCCTGACCACCATCCGAATCGACCTCGTAGATCGAGTATGTCGTCGCATCTGGTAGGCGGTCGGACTCACGAATGGCAGTCACAACCGATTCCAGCGTGGTGTCAGGTCGAACCATGTTAGAGATCCAGATTTACGTCATCCAGTTCGTCGGCAACTGCCTCCTCGATGGAGTGCAAGTTGTGATTCAGTGCATCCCGCATGAAGTGCTGGCCTTCAACACCCGGATGGACCACGAACTGAAAGTTTAGTTCGTCCATCATCTCGACCTGATCAGGCCCGAATGGAAGGCTGTCGTATCCCTTTCGAGGAATGACATATCCACCACCACTCGGGGCGTTGATCGTGGCCCTCGACGGGTCAGATGCCCGTGTGCTTGTACCAAACTCGTGGTACTTGACCAGATCACTGGTTGCATACAGGAAGTGCTGATTCCAGCGTGCGTTACTGTGTCGAATTGTCCGTGCATCTTCTGCGGGAACGTGTCGCTTTGCACCACGCTGTGCGTCCGGCACAACGTCTTCGCGCATTGCAGTACTGATCCCGGACGCAATGCGGTTTTTCGGGTCGAATCGACCCTGTGGTGAAACGAACTTTCCAGTTTCCGGGTCCTGTGGTGTTCGTTGCTGGCGTCTGGACTCGAACTTTTCCGCAAGTTCTTCCAGTTTATCAGCCAGTTCTTTAAAGTCTCGTCCCCAACTCATGATTACTCGTCGTAGTCAGACGGACTGAAGTCGTCTGGTGCGCCCGTATCATACGTGTCGTCGTACCGATCTGATTCGCTGCTAACACCAGAGTTGACTGCAACCGTAAAGTTGCCGTGTCCGCCAGACCCACTCTCGATCAGTCCTTCGATGATTCGCTGGTATTCGTCGAGGTACCGAGAGGAGTACTCTGTGACCGTGCCACCACCCGATTGCATGTCACCAATCGTTACATCCGACGGTTCCTCAGCAGCGTGCGTCAGCACGTGTGTTGCGAGGTTGATAACCGCCGAACGGTGCGAGTTGGTGATCTCGTCAGGCTCGAACGGAGTGCCGTTGTTCACGTCAAGCTCCAGCGATGCTTCTGCGTGGAACAGGGCCTTCCGCTTCTCCTCGGACGAGTAGTCGTCCGGTCCAGAGAGCGGAACGTCCTCCAGTTCGACGTACTTGGGTTGGTAGTCTGTTTCGACGGACATAAATTACGTGCGCGACGGTGGGAAGTCAGGTCCCACCCAGTCGCAGCGGAGTGTTAGTAGTAACTCGACAGCGAGGACAGCGTTAGCCCTCGATGATAACGCAGGCGTTCGGATCGATGGCGAGCCAGCCGATCCGGGTGTACACGCGGTACACGTCCGTCTGCGTCCGGTCTTCGCGGTACTCCTCGGAGGTCACAGGCTCCCGTTCGCCCTCGTATCCGTAGAAGTCCGTGTCCACCATGACAGCACCGGGGTTGTCGTTGCCGGTGATGTCGAAGTCGTCGTCAGCCTCGACCACGTCGAAGCCTGCGATCCGACCGATCTGACCGGACCGACGCATCTCGCCCTGCATCTCGCTCGCTTCGAGGAAGTTGGCGTCCTGAAGCAGGTCGTGTGCTGCGTCGAGATCCGCAATGAGCAGGTCAGGGTCGTAGTTGTCCTGCATGAGGGGCTGGCGTCCGGCCAGCACGTCGTCGTACGTGAAGACCCCGTCTGAGTCACCAACCGTACCACGGTTGTTGGCGTCGATGACCTCGAACGCCTGACGGTTCATCTCCTCCGACATCTGTCGGGCCTGACGATCGACCTGATCGCGTACCACGTCGATCATCGAGTCCTCGACGGCCTCGTGGGTTAGTGCAACCTCGAAACCGAACTTGTCGAAGGTGAGGGACTTCTTGCTGTACGTTTCCTGCTCACGCGGGAACTCTGCGCCTTCGGCAACAACGTCGGGGTTGCCGATCTCGTCGTCAGGGACGGGGAACTGCACCGTGTTCGAATTGATGTCGGATGCAGGGTAGTCGCGGAACGCCTGTCGCCAGACGAGGTTCTCCTGCGTAATCTCCTCGACGCGGTCCCGAAGGATCGGGTGCGTGAGGCGGAAGTCGTCGATGTCACCGACCTTGACGGCCAGTTCTTCAGCGTCCATCTCGGAAATATCGTTTTCTGTCATTGTTATATCTTGTTAGTTATCGTACTGCTTAGTTCTCGTACCGGATGAGGGCAACGTCATTGCCATCTTTGTCAGTACGCGAACCTTCGAGGACCGTGTAGTCGCTCTCGGTCGTATCGTCGAGCGCACCATCGGCTGCCTCTCCGACCGTGTCACCAGCGGATACGCCAGTTGCGAGCGCCCACACGATGCCGTGCATTACGGCCTGAATGGGATCGCCCGGACTTGCTGCGTCAGCGAGGACCGCATCGGAATCCTCGCCATCTGCCGTTGGTGTAACGGTAACGTGGTCTTCTGTCGATGCTCGACCGTTGACTCGAACTGCGGTTCCTGCTGCCTGATCGTTGCTCAGTGCAGGGTCGAGTACAACGGTAATCTGATCGCCGTGACCGAACTCTCGGTCGCCACCTTGAAGTGTCATTGTATTATATTGTTAGCTGTTTACTCAGCAACGACGCTCTCTACGTCGATGCCCATCTCGTCGAGAGCGATGTCGCCCTCACGAACCTTTTCTGCCTGACGGTAAAGCTGACCGTCTTCGAGGTGCTCCGCAACAGCCTCGCGGAGTTCCTCCTCAGTTGCCTCTGCCTCGGCGTCCTCGACGGACTCCGAAAGCTCCTCCGGATCGGCAGAACCGCCTTCCGGCTCGGGGTCCTCAGTGGACTCGCCGAGTTCGGACTCGATCGACGCCTCGTCGTGAGACTCGACCTTGTCGCGGAGTTCGAGCGGAGTGAACCGCTCCTGAAGCTCCTCGGCCTCGAATGCGGAGTACTCTGCAAGTTCCTCTGCAAAGACACCACCGATGTCGTCAACGAGGCCCTGAAGTTCCTCGTGCTCGTCGTCGGTCAGCACGACGGCCTCGTCGTACTCTCGAAGCTCGTCGAGCTTGTCTTCGTCCACACCGTCGAGCGTTTCCTGCGCGTTCGCAAGCTCCTCGACGGAACTGTTCACCTTGTCGAGACGCTCCGAAAGCTCGTCGGCCTCGTCAGCCTTGGCTCGAAGCTCCTCAATTTCGTCTTCTTCGATCACGACCGGCTCGGACATCTCCTCGATGTCGTCCTCGGTCGCGCTGTTGTAGTGTACTTCTGTCATAGTTGAATTATGTTCGTTGTTTGTTGTTGAAGTCGAATCCGCTGATAGTGCAGCAACAGTCATAGTACTCGGCTCAGACTGAGCGTCATCGTCCGGTGTTGCTGCACCCATTTCGTCTTCCTCGAAATCAATCGGTCGTTCTCCCTCGGGCCACTCCTTGTTGAGGGCCATGAGCTTCTCCTTCAGTTCGGAGTCACTCACGCCACCTCTGGCACCGAGTCCGTGTGCTGCTGCAACGTTACCCTTGCGAAGGTTGCCCTCTGCATCGACCACTGGATACGACGAGTCACTTTTGTTCTCGTCGTCGGGGAACAGGTAGTGCTGTTCGTAGTCGTCGTTCGGAATCTCGCTTTGGTCGAGCTTGCCATCCGACGTATCTTCGAACGTGACGCCTGCAACCGACTTGAGTTCCGCAACACTGGTGTCCTGTGGTTCACTGGTAGACATGGAATCCACGTCCGTCAGCGAGCGCATAACTGTGTCACCAGTCTTCTGGAACGATCCGTCGTCACGTTCGATTACGTCGAGTTCGATCATCAGTTCGCCATCCTGCATCTCGAAACCAGAGATAGCGCCCATACGATCATCGAACATTACAAGCCCGTTCACGTCCATGTCACCGATTTCAGCGAGTTCGGAGACGGCTGCCTTCTCGATCTCCGACGGAACAGACATGCCTTCGTCGTCTTTCCACTTGGACGACATGTCTGCCTTGGACTCGGGGACTTTCATCGGTTTGATGTCAGAGAAGCCTGCGGTGATGGTGAAGCCGGTCGAAGTCATGTCGCCAGACTCCATACCCATGATTTCCACCATCGCCACGTTCTTCTCGTCGTCAACGTGGACGATCTTGCCGAACAGGTCTGGTTCGACCTGCCATCGGACCATGTCGCCTTCCTCCCACTCGGGAGTGCCGTCAACCTCACCCTTTGGCATAGCTGACTTGTCAGGGCGAGCACGTGGTCCGTGACGGTTTTCTTCCTCCATTTCGTCCGGAACATCAGGCATCGAATCGAACGGATTGTACGCCCAGTTGAGCAGGCTGATCGCCCACTCACTTGGACACCCATCCGGTCCACCTGACTTCGGATCATCAGGCTCGTTTGCCTCGTCAGACATGCGGGAGATGAACGAGATGGTGCGCTTGGCATCTTCGATCTCGTCCGATCCCCAATCAGACTTGTCCGTTTCGAGGAGGTTCATGTTGCGCTTTCGAACCGCCTCGGGGTCCTTGGATGCCTTATCGGAGCACGGGTGCTCTGCCCACGACTCAAGTTGAGACGCAGACATGTTGACGTGATCGCTCCACTCAGAGTACACCTCGTCAAGCTCCGACTCGTCGGATTCGAGTTCGGCAGCCATTACGTCGATGTGCTCCTTTCGAGCGTTCTCCTCGTGGTCCCACGAACTGACTGAGCCTTCTTTGTGCGCCACCATCGTGTCGGTGAACTCACCGGACTCAGGATCGTAGTTCTCGATTAGGTACACTGGTTCGTCGTCACCAGCGCAAATCTCCTGATCACCGTCGATCTCGTCGGAGTAGCATCCGTCAGACTTCATGTCACGGACTTTGCCGTGCCACGTGCCACCGGATGAGTCGCCCTTGACCCAGTCTCCGTCACTGAACTTCGCCAGTTCAGCCGTCGCGTCAGGTCGTGGACTACCCTGTGAAAGCGTTGCCACGGCACCACCAGTCGGTCCCTGTGCCATTGCCACAGCACTGCTCACATCGAGTCCACCAATTTCAGCGGTGTTCGATGGAGCAGCCCCCTGTGAAACGACGCTGAGGTTGTCGAAGACGACGTTCGAGGTGCGTAGTGCACCAGTATCGTCGTCCTCCTCAAGCTCATCGACAGGGTCGTGGTAGGCACGAGCACTGACTTCCTGAATACCGGCTGCGATGTCTTGGGCGAGTTCCTCGTAGTGTGGAGCAAGCTCGGCCTCGTACTTCACACCGACACCGTCCTTGTAGTAGGCTTCGGTGACAGTGCCGACTCGTCCGTCAGTGTTGTTCTCGTGGTCTTTGACAAGCGGTTGGCCTTCGAGAGTTCCAGCAGCGTCCTTGAGTTCCTCAGCAGGCCACTTCTTCTTGACACCGGAGGAACCCACGGTTACGTCGCCAGCACCGAGAGCGACACCACTGATCGTGTACGGACCATCGGAATCGAGTTCCGAGGAAAGGTGCGCTGTGCCGATACCGGCGAACTTAGACTCTGCGTCACTCATCGAAGATCACTTATCTATTTGCGAATGCAGTAGCGTTCTCTGCGGGATCGCTTGCGTTGTGTCCGTAAACTGTGCCACTCGGTCCGTCTCCAGTGTCTGACTCTGCTGACTCAGCAAGCTCGACGAGTACAGTTCGTGCGGATGCCGTCGTACCGTAATTGGCATCGGCAGCCACATCTGCACTGTCAACCTGCGAAGTGTCTGCGTCACCTGTCGAGACGTTATCGAGTTCGTCGTCAGGATTGACGTAGACGGTTACGTCCACGGGTTCTGTGTCATCGTTCTCGACGCGGAAAGCGTCGTAGTTCGGATGACCACGGAACTTGAGGACTGTAGAACCGTCCTCAGCAAGGTCATAGGATTTCTGTGTGTTGTTTGCCATAGTTATTGTTATTATAGTTGAATGCGTCCGCGCTCGTATGCGGTCACGAAGTCGTCCCAGTCCATCGTTCTGATGGTGGACTTAGAACGCTCCCGACGGTAGACTGCATGACCACCGAGGTCACCCAGTAGCTCGCACCGAGTGCCGTCCATTGTGAACCATGTGCCCGCTGAATCTTCA